ATGTAACTTGTCGAGAATTCCAGTCTTGCGACACTCCGAGCTGGTTGTTAAGTTGTACTAGACCGGCCGGTCAATTAGAACGAATGTGCTAGGCGCTAACTGCGTTATCTTTAGAAGCACGCTCCGCTACTCGGTTCTTGATACTCCAAAGCTGGCTGTTGCGCTTCTTGGCATCCGGTGCGGTACCATCTACACCAAGTTCGGATTCAACTTTGGCGTACGCATCGCGATCCTCTGGCGTCGCTGCGGCCTCATACTCGGCCTGTAGGTCGCGACGGTCACCGTTGGCACTAGCGGCGCGCGGGGTGCTGGACTTGCGAGTGCTGGACGGATTCACGAATACCCGGATGGTATCCTCCTCCTCGCCCTCGCCAGCCACATATTCCCACACTACACGGTTAATGCGTTCGAGCATCAAGTCGCCAATCTTGAGCGACTCCACAAGGCTATTGATGCCGGTGCCCAGCTTGCCTTTTGCGTCGTCGAGCATGCTAGCGTTTTCGGTCCGCTGAGCCGCCGTGTGTGCGGCGAGTAGCGCCGTGTACGTCGTAACATCCTCATTGAAAGTCTCAGATGTCGGTATGAGGTTGGCACGTAGCGCGTCAATCTTTGCGGAAATCTGCGCGGCGGTATCCTGAGTGTCTACATTTTGTTCTGTAATTGTTCTACTCCTTGCAAGGAAAACTGTTATGCTCGGAGTGTCACAAGAACGGAATTCTCGGTATTCAATTGTTAAAGTGCTGTTCAAGTCAACGCGCGTAAGCTATAAAATCCCCTTTTCTTGTTTGTATCTATTTCTAACTACATGTACAGTATAGCATGTGGTAGCAGTCTTGCCTAGGGACATATGTTCTAATCACCATGTTGATAATGGTTGCACATGCTACCACTCTCACATGCGAATGGTTGCACATGCGACTACTTGCATCTGCATCCGTACGAATGTTCTATATTACATGTAATCCGTACACATGTTCTGGTAGTCTAACCGAACCCATGTTCTACTTACCACATCACATACTTACCTGTAATTGGTACATATGTTCTTGACCCCACCTATGCTTTGTTCGGAACATCCGTTCTACTATGATATTGGTACACTTACAGATTACCCAAAAATATAAACTACCTAATTACAAAAAATACCAGTCACACTTTGCATGGATGCACTCCGCGAATACGCGCCACTTGACGGGGTTATGTAGGCTATGATACACTACATAGTATAGTGAATTATGCCAAACCGTAAAGCTAGTATCCCAGCGGGGCTTGTCCAATATAAGCATGGTTGCGAGGGCAAGCCTGTGCAAATGCACGTTAGCTATTTTAGCAATTACAAGGAGTGGATTGTATGGTCATCCCATACCCGAATATCCAAAGTTTCTTTTTGCCCATACTGTGGATTACAACTCAGTACCGAGGGCGTTGAGGCTGTACCCGTATTTCCTGAACTGCAAGGGACTGCGTAATGGGCCAGAAGTGGAATCAGGAAATGACCATGCAGCAGCACGTTATGGAGGATCGCACGGCTACTAACCTGGTCGACCAGGAACAGGAACGGTGGACTATTGCCAAGCTGTGGATGGCTGGCTACTCCATACGCGATATTGCTAGTGAACTGGGGCACACCTCCACATATGTACTAGCGCAGTATCGTGAGGCTCGCGGCGAAATGCTCACCTGGCATGAGGATGAGATTGCTCACCTTGCCGCAGAGCGCATTGAGGGGTTTAGGAACATACAGCGACAGGCAAATGAGGCAATGGAGGAGCACCCGCGCCAAACGGTGGCACTGCTAGTGTTGGTATCCAAGGCTGAGGAGAACATAGCCAAGATACAGGGCCTCATGAATGATAAGGGCCAGTCTATATCAAAAACTACTCGTACCTTGAAAACCTATACATTTACGGATAACTTCCCTGATAAGGTAGTTGAAATGGAGCAAACTGAGATACACTCTACACCTGCGTTACAAATGCCTATTGAGAAGTTCCATGAGACCCCTGACATGATACTACATAATGGTGAAGCCATCGAGATGGAAGGGGCTACCGTCATCGCCGTGAAAAAGCGTGGTTAGCACTACTAGCACCCCGTATACGGGTACAACTGCGGGGCGCCCTCCTGGCAACGTATTTGATACTTCGCAAATTGCATCCCAACAGGGGTTCATAGAGGCACTAGACAGCGAACTTTTGTACAGTGGTGCTTTCGGTGCAGGCAAGTCCCGCGTTGGTCTTGAAAAGGGTCACTTTTTGAACCTCCGTTACCCAGGTAACATAGGCGCAGTATTTCGTAAAACCTTAACATCTTTGCGCTATACAACCATGCAAACATTTTTTAGGGACGTGATACCCGAAGACTACATGGCTCAGTGCAATTTCAACAAAACTACCAGTATACTGACATACCCGAATGGATCACAAATCTTCTTCATGGGCATTGATGAGCCTGTAAAAATTGGTGGTCTTGAAATTGGTTGGGCCTTTATAGACGAGGTCACTGAGTTAACCGAAGACGATTACATCATGATATTAGGTCGTGTACGTTTGAACAGTGTGCCGTTTAGGCAAACGTTCTCCGCGACTAACCCTGGTCCACCTACTCATTGGATGTACCGTCGTGCATTCCTTGAAAATAAAGTGCGGGTATTTACATCCTCTACACTGGAGAACCCCTTTCTACCCGCAGACTATGTAGAGGTACTTGAGGGCTTTACAGGCACATATCACCTCCGCTATGTACTCGGCAAATGGGTAGGTTTCGAGGGCCTAGTATATGGTGAAGTGTGGGATCCCGAAAAACACATGGTAGACCCGTTTGAGATACCTGGGGACTGGCCCCGTTACCGCTCGATTGACTTCGGGTATACAAACCCATTCGTGTGCCAATGGTGGGCGCAGGCCAAAGTCCCACCGCGTGTTGATCCAGAGGACTACCCATACAAGGGTTGGTACATGTACCGAGAACTGTACAAGTCTCAGGGGTTAATAGATAACTTAGCCCGGGATATTGTAAAATACCCTGAGAGTATTATGGCTACTATTGCAGATTGGGATGCAGGGGACCGAGCCATGCTTGAACGAGCAGGGGTACCTACCTTGAGTGCCCGCAAAGATGTAGAAATGGGTATCCAGCATGTTTACAATATGATTGCCAACGACGAGATACACATTGTCCGTGGCGCTCGTATATTAGAGGACCCTGTTATGGTAGACAAGCGGAAACCCACAAGTACAGCCGAAGAATTCACCGTGTACAAGTGGCCCAGTGCAACTAAAACCGAACGCAATGAAAAAGAGTTACCCATACCCAAGGATGATCATGGTATGGACTCCATGCGCTACATATTTTTTACATTGTTTGGTGGAGTATCCTCTCAGGGTCAAGAAATAGAGTACGTGAAGAAGCCATCAATGGCCTATGCAGGTGGTAATCGAGTTTACATAGGTGCGGGTGATTTAGACCGTAATTGGACATCCACTCAATGGAGTTAATATGATTGAGGAACAAATACTTAACGGTGCATCCGTAAATATGTCAGAGGACACGGGCCAGCAGCAGAAGACAATTCATTTGGTACCAGGCCTCTCTGTATGGGGCGGCACCATCAATGAAGAATATTTACCTGCACTTAAACCCTGGTCTCGTGCCGTCAAGATATACAAGGGTATGCAGGATGATGCTGTAGTAGGCGCACTCCTAGAGTCCATACAGACTCCTCTAATGAGTTCAGAGTTCGAGGTTATAGCTGCGGGTGATACCGCCGAGGACAAGCGTGCCAAGAAGTTTGTAGAAGATAATATGCACACCATGCCTAAACTTACCTGGCGTGAGCATGTGCAGGATATGATTGAGTTCCTAGACTTTGGGTGGGCTATCGCCGAGAAAACCCTGGAAAAACGTGCAGATGGACGGTTGTACCTCCGCTCGCTTACACCTATAGGGCAGGAGACATTGTTCCAGTGGGGCAAATTCGATAAATACGGGGATGTCGAATCCTTCAAGCAAAGAGACCCTGATGGTAAGATACGCGAAGTAAAGATGGATAAACTGGTACACTTTGTATGGAAAGGCCGTAAAAAGGACCCAATGGGTAAGTCCTTACTACGGGGTATATATCGCCCTTACTACTTCAAAAATAACCTCGAAGCACTTGAGGCCATTGGTGCAGAGCGTGATGTGGGCAATGCTCCCGTTGCAACCCTAGGTGAGGGGCACTATACCGACGCGCAGATAACTGCACTCAAGGCTGCGCTTGCAGGGTTCCGCCTAGATGAGGCTATGTATGTCATATTGCCAAATGGCATTGAATTGGCCGCCTATGGCGGTGGGAACAAAGTATACGACGTTCGTACCATTATACGAGATTACCAGCATTTGATTAGGCAAAGGTTTTTCGCATCCTTCCTATCAATGGGCAGTAGTGAGCGTGGCACACAGGCACTAGCCCGCGAGCTTACTACATTTTTTGGTGAAGCATTGCGATCCATTCAAATTGCTATGACGGAGACATGGAACGCTGACCTTGTGCCCTACTTGTTCAAATGGAACCGGTGGGAGCCTGCGAATGGTATACCCAAGATTGAGTGGATTAGGCCAGGACGTCGCTCAGTCCAGATGTTTGCACAGGCACTGTCAACCTTCGTAGGCGCAGATGTGCTTACAACGGATGATGAGATTGAGGACCATATTCGCAAGGACCTTGGGTTGCCTCCCCGTACTGTAGATTCGTTACGAGAGGAGAAAATCGAGGCAGAACGCGCGATGATTAAGAGGCAAAAAGAGGATGCCGAGGCACCCCCACAAGACCTAACTAAGCCAGCAGGTAGTGCCACCGCAGACGAAGATGATGGTAAGGATGCCCCTCCGGCTGGCCAGTCTCCTCCAGCTGAAACGCCTACAGGTCGTGATCCTACTACATCCAAAAATAGTGAGTTTGTAAGCCCCGAGGATGTAAGGCAATGGGTGCCCAATGCTATCAAGGAAATTATTGAACTATGGGACAAGGGTGACATAGCCCGAGACGAAGCAGGCGAAGCATTAGAAAAGGCTGGGATGCTACCCCATGTAGTATCGGCTGCATTGGCGGGAGGTTTCCGTTGGCTAGTACGCAGCGGTCAAGCTGGCAACGAGACCATGGTTAAGCAGCAACACGACCGTCGCTTGAGTGACCTTGAGAGGCAGAGATCAGCCGAAGCTACACGTGCAAAACGAGGTTTATCAGCACGTACTGTACGCAGGAAGAACCTACGTCGTAAGTTTGAATTTGGCCTCGCACGAAAGGTTAAGAACTTTATAACTGGTCGTAAACAGTTACAGAGTACCAATGTCAATGCGGTGAGGTACAATGAGGACGATCTCACCATGGATGTTACATTTTTGAACGGTAGCACATACAGGTATGAAGGCGTTGATGGTGAAACCTACGAGAGTATGCTAGATAGTGCAAGTCCGGGTAAATTTGTTTGGGAGACCTTGAGGAATAACGGTGCAGACAACACTTACCCGTTTACCAAGTTATAGGGGTGCATGAGTTACATGGCATCCGAGAATGACCCACCGCAGCGCGAATCAGTAACGCTATCGGGCAAAGAGTTAATACAGCTAGTAATATTTGCCCCGGTCGTATTTACGTGGCTGTTCCTAGCTGCGCGAATCATCTGGTCAGCTAGTTCAAATCCAGACACGTTGGATAATATCGAAGGTTTACTCACAGCTTTGGCGGTTTTAACGATTCCAGTTAGTGCGGGTATAAGCAAGGTGTTTGAGAGAGAGGAACCTAAACAATGAATTTCAAAAAACCTAAGCTAATAATCAAGGAACGCCGAATACATTTCCCGCGCATCCCGTGGGTCGGGGTCACCCTACCGCTCCATCTGGAGTTCAGGCTCCCCCATCTGGAGGGTCTAGCCCTGGGACAGAACACCAAGGCGATTGTCCTCATGGCCCTACTAGTCTCAGCGGGTGTACTCAGTGGTGCAGTATACTTCGCCATCAACGGACTCGATGCTGCTCCCATATGGCCCCAGGCTGCGGTGTACGATGCAGCAAGGGCGCAACGACTAGGGCAGGACTCGATTAAGGTGGGAGAGAAGCCAGTCGAGGAACAGACGCCCACCATGACCTTGCAGCTAAACATCGGCTCGGCAAGAATCAGTGAATTGATATTTGAGGACATGAGTATCGGCAAGGCTTCGGGCCTGACGGATGCCATCAACATCAGCAGCACGGCTGGGAACATCATCTGCGAGACCCTGCTCCTTGAGGACGTGGAGGCCACAGATTTCTTGATGGCATCAAGTACCGCATATGCCCTGACCATCAGCACCACCACCGCAGACGGCCTCTCCATTAGTCCAACACTATCGAGTGTGCCAGTGAAGTATGCTTTTGGAAGTACTCGTGGTGCGTTGAGTGTCCCAGCAGTAAAGGGAGGCACGTTTGACAGGATTCTAATTTCCTCATCAGCGACCAGCACCGTGGGGCAAATCACATTTAGGCGCGTGAAAGCCTATGGTGCAGGAATCACGATTGAAGACATGAAGTGTGGTGAGATAATCATCCGTGGCACTGATGCTGACGAGTCGGTTTTTGGTGACGGCACAGGCATCGACAGCGCAAGTTTCACCGTGAACTCGACGGTCAAGGTTTCGTCATCGTCACTCATCGGCAACGTCGAACGTCCGGTCAGCGTAAAGTAATACAGTTGTTACGGAGGCGGCGTCATGGATGTTGAGAATTACTTAGGCAAAATCAGGCCTCAGATATTTCTAGCCCTGGTGGGATTGATTGTCATTGCAATCTTGTCCATCAGGTCAGGCCAAACTGAAATAGGCGTTGGGTGTATCGCGGGCATAATTGCACTATCGAAGGACGTTCTGCAATCCGATGCTTAACACTATAGGCAACTTTGCGACCATCGGAATCTGTGCGGGAGTCTGGGCAACCCTTATTTGGCTCATACGCCAGTGATAGGTTTGTCGTGGCTGGCTGCGACTATTCGCACCTACGTTTGAAAGTTGCACCACTTGACTAGGCGTATTGGTTATGATACACTATATAGAGAGGTAGACGAATATACATGGTTGTTAAGGATACAAGTGAATTTGGATTGGACTTCCGCCTGCCTGGTCCTGAGTGGGAAGAACTGCTCTCGGAACTAAGTTCAGGTGTAACGGATTTCAATGTCACCTTTGCACTACGAGCTATCCTCGAAGGGTTGGCTGCTGGCGTGCACAGTCCTCAAAGTACTATTGCTGGTGTTGAACGCTTCCTTAAAAGGCGTTTGTCCGGCAGAGAAACTAACAATATAGTTAAAGCTGGTATGTCGGCTGCTGTTAGTTTACCGCATGCTGGTCCACCTCGTCCTCCTAGTGAAAATGAGGAGTACGCAACCCTACTAGCTAGTTTTGGGGAACAGTTCTACGATCCTCGTGATTGGGAGAGTTTGTTAGGCGCCGCTATGCATCGTGTTGGTAGTGGCATGGTAAACATAGAAACCGAACTTAGTAACCTAAATGCGGAAATGCATGGCAAACTAGATACAGAAATGCTTCAAAGTGTTAAGGAGATGTTCTTCCGAGTTCTACTTAGGCAGAACCCTAACATGAAGGTAACTTCTGATAGGTTGCCCAGCAATTCCCGAAATGAGGAGTATGCATTTGGTGACCTGCGCGATGAGCCTTGGTGGTCTTCATACATAGAGGCAGCTATAAGCCGTGTGACTAACGGTGTTCAGGATATTAACCTAGAAGTTGAACGTATAAACAACATGACTGGTAGGGTTATGGATAGTGGCATGAAAGAAGCCTTCAAAAAGGTGTTCTTCAAAGCACTTATGCTTGCTCCTAACCAGTTAGATGCCGATGCTTCTCAGCATCCTTTACCTCCTAGTAACAATGAGGAATTTGAATATTCACCCGAGGATTGGGCCGTTGTTGAGGCTATAGCAAAGGCAACTGGTCCTTATGCAAGTGATTTGAAGGACATGTTCCAGTTACTCACGGATGCTTCGTATCCTGTATATTCGGTTATGAGAGATGTAGCCAATAAACTTGCTAGTGACTCTGGAATGAACTCCCGCACTGTATTTGAATCCTTGAAACGGATGAAACTATCATCACTTCTTAATCCTGACGAAGGTGGACGAATTTCAGAGGTTCCTAAAGGTGAGGCTGAGAGATATAATAAGATACCGGGTAGCCCTTTTATGAACAGTGAACAGGAATTTGCAGCAGATGAGAGCCTCATTTCCAAGTTAATACAACCTTTCGAGGGTCTCAAACGTGAGCTACTAGATATATGGCTTCATAGTAATGAGGGTCTTAGATACATGGAGCTTTTGTTACAGGGGTTCTTTCCACCAGATGAAAAAGCCGAAAAGGCAAAGTTAACTAAAAAGTTTCTTAGCATAGGTACAGATAAACGTACTTTGGCTGCCTGGCGTGATGAGGATCGTAGAGATGCTAGGGATGAAGCTAGAGATGCTAGGGATGAGGAATTCGGTGAACATAACCTGTTACAGGGTGCAGAACTATTTACCATAGGCAAGCACACTGATAGTGGTGGTGCAACCGCAGAGTGGTCGCGTGAAGACCTACAAGGCATGGTTGACAACTTTGGCAACGGTGTTCCTGTACGTGTTCCCATCAAACTTGGTCATACATCCGATGAATTCAATGCTAGGATAGCTGAACAGCTTGATATTCCTGTAGATATCCTCAAAGGTGAAGGCGAGCGGGGCAAAGGAGCTGCTAGCCTTGGCCATATTACCGCACTTTCACTGAACGGGTCATTACATGGCGATTTGCAGTTTGCCAATCCAAAGGTTGCTAAACTCGTCAGTGATAACCTGTTTAATGGGCTTTCGGTTGAGATACAGAATAACAGGGTTGTAGACGGCAAACCTGCAGGACCTGTGTTGTCTGCTGTTGCTTTACTCGGGGCGCAGCGACCTGCACTTTCAACCTTAGCCCCTCTACAAAAGGCTACCATGCTTGATGATGGTTCACAAGCTACTCACATAATACTATTTGAAAGCCAATTTGGACCAGTTGGTCCCGTACCTGTAGGTGATGGTCGTCAGGGTATTAAGGAAGAAAACAAGCGTCCTACGTCTGGTACCAAGAAAATTCCTGCTAAGGATGCGTCCTCTGGTGAGAAGAATGAGAATGACTATCAGGTTCCTATCAGTGGTCCTGGTGGCCGCCGAGTCACAGCGCATGTATCCGCAGCCAATGATATTAGTGCCAAGAGTACCGCTCTACGTGTTGTAGAGAATTTCCTACTAAGTGCAACTGGGCCTCTCGGTACCATAGTTGGCAGTGCATTAGGGGTTGCAGGTGTCGCACGATTCATAGCAGGTAAACCAATGCTTGCCAAAAAGTCTTTACGCGGTATGCTTAAATGGAAATTTGAAGAGGATGCGTATTTCATAGAACGTGATGACCTATTCATGTGGTTTGTAACACTACGGGATAAAATTCATGGAGACACCTTTACTCAGGAGATTGGTCCACTACTTGCTGGCACCGCAGAGCAGGCAGTTAATGTAGTACGTCTCATAGTATCAGGTGAGAATCAAACCAAGTCTCCCTCTACACCCGCTAGCCAGTCAGTCCAGGATCGTTATGAAGTTGTGAAGGTGGATGCTCCTAAATACGCGGAACATGCTCCATCATATGTAGAAATGTCCCAGGCTGAATTTGCGGGGCTCACTCTAACTAACACAAAGACCGGACGTACTATAGAATCTCGTGGGCGTGAGCAAACCTCTGCTGAGGCAGCTAAGTCCAAAAAAGCCGGACTTACTGGTCCTAAATTCTTTGTAGTACAAGTGCGGGACTCCAAAACCGGACGTCAAATTGTTGTACGAGTGGGTGCGGCTGATGAGAAGTCTGCTATATTTTCCGCCACCGAGTTAGCGGCTAAGAGACTGGGTATACCTACATCGCAGGCTGAACCCTCTAAAATACGCAAAGCTGGCGAGGAATTCAAAGGCAAATGGAGTAACATAGCAGCCGGTGTTGCTGGTGCCATATTAGGTACTGCCGGGATATCAGGTACTAAGAAAACCATTAGTGCGGTTACGAGAGGAAAAGTTAAAATGGAAGCAAGCGAATTCGCCAGTGATCCTGGTAGTGGTAAAAAACGCTTTGTAGTTATGATACAAGGTGACAAAGGTCGTAAAATTGCCATCAGTGCTTGGGGTGTCTCGGAGGCGGAGGCTATTAAGTCCGCTGAGACACAAGGTCGTACCCGAGCAGGTTTTGAGAAAGCTAAGGCCACCAAAATTCGTCTCGCAGGTGCTGAACATAAGGGACAGTGGAAAGATCTTGGCGGTGGCAAGTTAGGTCTCGGTCTTCTTGGAGGTATAGCTGCTACTGCAATAGGGGCCGACTTGACACTTGGGGGCGCTGAAGGCCTTGGAGCCAAAGGAAAAAGAGCAAAAGGTAAAGTTATCGGGAAATTGAAGGACTCCGGTATACTTACACCTAAACCTAAAGGTCCAGGCATAGTCTCAAGAGTAGGTTCAGCAGTAGGCACGGTAGCGAGTACGGTGGCGCTTACAAGGTCTAGACGCTTGCGTGATTTGAAAAGGAAACGGACTAAGAGCCAAGTTGGTTTAGGTCGTAGAAAAGCCATCAGAAGTGCGTCCAGGTAGTGTTCAGTAATCAATATAGTAAGGAGAAGTAATGACCACTGATACGAGTTCGGATACCAAGTCCACACCATTCGCTGATTGCGTGACTAAGGCCAAGGCCGATGGCCAAGAGGACCCTAACGCATTTTGCCGTGTGAAGTTGGCCAAGAAGGATGAAGCGCCTGTTTCCAAGGAAATGTCCGAATTGCTCGGGCTAGACGATAATGCTATTGAAATGGAAGCTCTGGAGCAAATCGCCATATTGCAAGAGCCAGTAGTGTTTGCGGAGGATGAGACTGGTCTCTTTGAGGATCTTAATGAGAACGTACAGAATTTGACCGCCATTGTGTCCATGTACGAGTACGAGAAGTTGACCAGAGGCCTTACCGCAGTATCAGGTACTCCAGAAGAATTGGCTGGAAGGCTAGTTGCATTTGAGCAAAGGGGTGGAGAGGAACTTGCTCTTGAAGTACTTGAAGCTTGGAATGGTCAGCAGAAGTTCGCGGAAGACAGTGGAGTACTTGCTCCCGGTCTGATGCCAGGTAACGGGGAGGTTGATAACTTCCTAGAAGCTGTGGCTAAGTATGCAGATGAGCATGCCAGTGATGAGGGTATGACCATAGCGGTCGCTACTCGTAAGTTGATGAAGACAGAGCCTGCACTTTACCGGGCTCATAGAGAATCAGTTCAGAACAACGGCACCAGCTAGGGGCCACCATTTTTAGATTATAGGAGGAAGAACATTGGCAGTAGCAAAGGGTCCAGGAGTCGTATCTGTTTTGACTTTGACGTTCGCGGCTGGGGGTGACCTTAGTTCCGATCAGTTCAAGGCAGTTAAGTTGAGTGCAGATAGGAAGGTAATACTCTGCACCGGTGTAACGGATAAACCCATTGGTATCTTGCAGAACAAGCCGGATGCAGCAGAGAAGGCCGCAGAGGTAATGCTTCTAGGTGTGACTAAGGTTAACAGTGATATTGCACTGTCTGCCGGTAACCTCATTAGCACCCAGTCAGATGGGCAGCTACAGATAGTTACACCTGGTTCCGAAACGACTGAGTACATAATTGGTCAAGTCCTCTTCGCCTCAGGTGCAGCTGGCGAGAGAGCTGAAGCCGCTGTTAACTGCATCAACATCGCAAGGGCTGCATAGCCAACATTCAAATTGTAGGGAGGTAATTAACGATGGCCCAGCCCACTGGAACCGACGTACATGTTGATGTAGCCCTTTCTAACCTGTCAATAGGGTATAAGAATGGTGATTACATCGCTGATAAGGTGTTCCCGCATGTTTCGACACCGAAGCAGTCTAATAAGTATTACATCTGGACCAAGGACTTCTGGTTCAGGAACTACGTACAGCAACGTGCGCCAGGGACTGATTATCCTGAAGGCGCTTTGGAGCTATCCAATACTCCATTCAATTGCGACATTTGGCACTTGGGGTACGCTCTCAATGATGAGGACACCAAGAACCAAGATGAGGCAGTTGAGCTAGAGGAGACGGCGGCTGATTGGCTCGCTGACCAGTTCATGCTGAACCGTGAATCTAAGATGATAGAGGACTTCAACAAGACTGGTGTATGGGGTACTGATAGGACCCTCACTGGTGGTGAGCAGTGGTCCGATTACAGCGACTCTGACCCTATTGGGGATATCAACACTGCCAAGCAGACAGTTCAGAAGAATACGGCAGCTAAAATAAACCAGATGGTTACTGGTCGTGAAGTAGTTGACATACTTGCACAGCACCCAGTATTGCTCGACTTGTACAAGCATACCTCGGTACCGATCTTGGATGATGCTCAGATTGCTTCTGCCCTCAAGGTACCTAAACTGATTGTTGGTGAAGCAATTGAGAACTCTGCCAATGAGGGTGGTACTTTCTCTGGGGACTACATGTGGAAAAAGCACGCAATGCTACTTCACACGGCTGCAACGGCAGGCAGAAGGGTTGCTAGCGCGGGCTATACCTTCGTTTGGAACGTAGATGATGGTGGACTTGTTGTGTCCATCAAGCGTAACAGAGAGAACAACCGTGACCGTGAAATGCTCCAGGCCAAGCACGCTTTCGACCAGAAGGCTGTTGCGACCGACCTAGGGTACTTTATCCAAAACGCAGTAGCGTAACTTACAGTACGAGGGATTTAACATGACCTTCCGGGTATTGAAATCGTTCACATGGGCGAAAGTGGACTACGTTCCTGGGTCCGAGATTGATATTCCGGAAGGACACCCTCGTCTTGAGGCAATGTTACGAGGTAAAAACATCAAGTACGATGTTACTGTAGCAAGTCCTATAAAAGTAAAACTTAGTTAAGAGTACCCATTTAACCGTGGGGAAGAGTACCTAGGAGTAATAATGGCTCGGATTACACTTCGTAAAAAAGATACAGTTAAAGTTGATAGGTTGTTTGTTGATTCGTATGGTATAAAAGGGGACACGTATTACGTGGACTCCGTTAATGGTGCCGCAGGAAGCAGTGGTAAGGACCCGCAGGCTCCCAAGGCTACCATAGAGCAGGCTTATAACCTATGCTCTGCAAATCAGGGTGACACCATTGTTGTGCTACCAGGGCATGTAGAAACGTGGTCTACAACCACTGCGCTTGTACTAGATACTGCTGGTATCGAAATTGTTGGCCTGGGTCGTGGGAACAGTAAGCCTGTTATTACTGTGGACACCATAGCCACCAAGATTGTTGATGTGACCGCAGCAGATATACGGTTCACGAACATTAGGTTTAGTGCAAACTTTGCTGACATCACGACACTGTTCCTGTTAGCAGCTGCCCCTAACTTCTCCCTTGATGGGTGTGAGTTTGTTGCAACCGCCACTAATATGAACTGGCTTACCATCGTGACTACCAGTGCTGTGGCTCAGGCCGAAGACGGACTTGAAATGGTCAATTGTAGAGTTGTCGGAGTTGACACATCCGATGTCAATGTACTGACCATTCCCGAGGCATTAGACGGACTTCACTTTGAGGACAACTACGTTAAGATGGGTGTTAACAATGGCAATGCCATTATAGGAGTTACTGCGTCTAAGGCCATAACCAACGCAGAGATTGTAGGTAATCGTATCTACCGTGAAAATACGTCGGGTGACCTACTCATCGACGCTACTGGTACCGACCACAGCGGCATAGTAGCGGATAACATGATTGGACACGCAGATACAGCCGGTGAGGTCCTCATAGACCTTGATGGTGCTAGAATGTTTAATAACATAGGTACCGCGGTCACTACTGCATCTGGGTATGTACTCCCTGCAATAGATAGCTAGGATTAAATAACTAACAAAGGGATCTGGGTGTGTAGCCATGCCCAGGTCCTTTCAACCTTGTAAAAGTGAGGAGTAAACATGGTCATGAGAAGTGCAGAAGAGGCTTCGTATCGCGCTAACAAGGATAGGCAGAAGTCCTGGTCCTTACCCTTTGAAATAAACCCAACCGGCGCTGACGACTACTTCGCCTACATCAAGAACACGGGGTCCAAGCCTCTTGTGATTGAGAGGATATCGGGCGAGACTGATGTGGCAGGTACCATAGAGGTGCACTCTGTCACCGGTACACAGTCTGGTGGTTCTGATGTGTCACCTGTATCCAAGAGCGTAGGTGGTGGCCCGGACCCAATAGCGGACTTCAAAACTGCTGTAGACATCACGGGACTTACCAAAGTAGGTAACCTAGGTCTACTCGGCCTTGGCGTCGCAAGTGTGCAGAGGACAGAGAAGTTCCCTGAAGGAATACGCATACTGTCTGGTAAGGCTGTTGCACTCCTCTGGGATACGTCTACAGGCACCCTGTCAGGCATCGCTCATGTATACGAGGAAGCCGACAGCGATTAACTTTTAGTAACCGTAACATCACGCATACCCAGGCGTGTTATAACCTAGACCATGAGTCAGGAGGGTTCTATGACAACTAAAAAAGCACCTGCTAATTACCGCCAAGTATTCCTGCGTACATTTAACCATGTGTGGGATTTCCTCCGTGTAGAGGATGTAACCCATGAACGGTTGTATACTGCTATGACTACTACCCAAACTGTGTCAACCTCAGTTTTGAGTATCTCGGACTTTTTCACTGGTGGTATGGATGGCACCGAAGTATCAGCTAGGTTCCAGGTACTATCTGGTGGGCCTGTCAATTTCAACTCATCTGAGCCACCTACTGCTGGTGGTACAGAAGGCTCCACGCAAGTTTTAGAAAAAGGTTTACTTGAAGTTACTGGTTATACAGATGTAGAAAACCTACGGGCTGTGTTACAAACAGCTGGTTCTTCTGCTGAGGTACGCGCAAGCCTAGTCAGGCGGAAGGCTAACTAATGCCATTAAAAGTTGTCCCTGGCGATATTGGCGCTTTCGATGAGAAGGATATAGTTGAGGATACTACTCCACAGCTAGGCGGCTCATTGGATGCTCAGGGTAATGACATCACAGGGGTAGGAGTTATTACCCTTGTAGAGCAGGCAGCCGCCGAAGCTGATGTAGCAGGTCGAGGCCAGGTATGGATAAAAACCGCTACGCCCAATGAAATTTGGTTCACTAACGATGCCGGCACAGACTTTCAAGTTGGCACACTCGCGGGAACAGAGACACTTACTAACAAGACCATTGATGCCGATGGGACTGGGAACTCGATAACCAATATTGAGGATGCCAACATTAAAGCTGCTGCGGCAATAGCAGTTGATAAACTGGCCGCGCTAACTGCGTCCGAGTTGGTGTCTGGTAACGCCTCTGGATTCCTTGTATCCCTGGCTGTTGCTTCATACCCCAGTCTTACTGAGATTGCCTATGTTAAAGGTGTCACTAGCGCCATACAGGCACAGATTGATGCCAAACTCGCCAACGTGGTTGAGGATACGTCACCGCAACTAGGTGGTGCACTCGATGGCCAGGGAAATGACCTGAATAATTTGGGTGTTGCATTTCTTACTGAACAAGCTGCCGCAGAAACAGATGTAGCTGGTAAAGGTCAATTGTGGATTAAGACGGCTACTCCTAATCAGTTGTGGTTTACCGATGATGCAGGTACTGATTTCCAGGTTGCTTCACTAGCAGGTACAGAATCTCTAAGTAATAAAACCCTTACGACCCCTACTATTTCGGCAACGGGATTCTCTAATGCAGGTCACGCACACGCGGCAGCTAATAGCGGCGGTACAGTTGCTGCGAGCGCGTTGTCCGGTACGTCCCTGGCCTCTGGTGTAGTGACGACTTCCGCGACGACAGTTGCAGCCTTGGACGCAGGCTCTATCACATCCAATTTCGGAACAATCAACAACGGCGCGTCGACCATTACGACTACTGGAACCGTTAGCACTGGTGCACTCTCTCCAAGCGGCACGATTACCCACACAGGAGCAGCCCACAACCACGAACTTGATGGTAGTGGCGCAGTCTCGCATCTAATCTCAAACACGGGGACGGATGAGAATGATGTGGCGTATCTGGAACTGAAAACGGCAGGTAATGGTGGTGGCGCTCCGTGGGATGTCTACACGGCTCCACATATCCGCTACACACAAGGTGGCAGCACATACGACTGGTACACGGGAGTAGACCTGAGCCAATATAACGAAGATGCCTTTTACATAGGCACAGGCACAACCGTAGGTGCTACTGATGCAGCCGCTAACGACTCCAGCAAGTGGGTAATCCGTGTCGTTGGGAATCACAACAGCCGAAACGCATGGCCCGCATTGACTGTTGACCACGTTAATATGGCTGAGTCTTCTAGTAATAACGATATAAATGCTAAAGGAACAGAGCTTTCGGCGTGGACATACACACAGTCGTCTAACTTCCAAAACATCACAAATGGAACGACTACCCAACTTGATGTAATGCCCATTACTTACACGGCTGCTTCAGCGTTTGCATTAAACTTTATAAATGCTAGCATGATGGTAACACCGCCAATAGGTGGTGGTAGCGCAGTTCTACAAAGCGCAGTAGGGCTTCGTGTTAAAGATTCTGGAAGCTCTAATACGACAACGCAGTACGGCATATACATGGACGATTTGAGCAGTGGTGATACAGATGTCGGCATCTCGATGGCAGACCCCCTCGTCTTCCGTGGTACTGCAGCCAACCACATACAAAACGTCAGTCGGATATCATTCCCGGCTACACAGAGCGCGTCCACAGATGCCAATACGCTCGACGATTACGAGGAAGGCACATGGACACCAGGCATCGCTGACGATACTGGCAACACTACCGGCGAAGGTCAGGCGTATACATACCAAGTCGGGAGGTACGTCAAGATTGGGCAGAAGGTCTGGATTAGCGGGAGCGTTGCAATATCCGATATAGGCACGATGGCTGTGGGCAACGGTGTTCAGGTGCGAGGCCTTCCATTCACTCATGCCACGCTTTCAAATGAAAGGTCAACATTTCACGTCGGCGATGCTGCAAGCCTTGCCATCACTGCCGGAACGAGTCTCGCCGGTACAATATACTCAGGGGGTGCTTTGATGTATATCAATTATTGGTCTCTCACGAGTGGCTCGACAGCCTTACGAATAGACGAATTATCTGCTGGCGGCGCAATATTCTTTTCAGGTATGTATGAAGCTGCATAGAGAGGAGAAAACATGGCTATAACTGAAGAATCCGTGGTTGACCAGATAACAGTCCTAGAGGATGGGCAGATTCAAGTGCGTAGGTCGGATAGGGTGCTGCGTGATGGGGTGGTGATTGCATCCGTCCCCCATCGGCACGTTGTTGTTCCTGGTGATGACCTAACAGCCGAAGATGCTAGGGTCAAGAAGATTGGCGAGGTAGAGCATACCTCTGCAGTGATTACCGCATATCAAGAAAGCCTGTTGTAAGGAGTCCTAAATGGAAGCGAATGAAGGAATCACCGATGCCG